CTTCTTCCAAAAGTCGCCGCGTCACCTGAGAATATGCGCCAACGGTTTTTGGAGTTAAGGAAACCTGGTCCAACGTTCCTTGAGACTCGGTTAAATCCGAACCCTCTGCGACCCAGTATGCCGTCTGAGAAGCTGTCAAACGTGGAATATTGATCGGACCATTCAAGCCTCGCAATTCCGTGATTCCTACGTCATTCAGAAAAAGATAATGGCGTAAGCGATCAATGAAACTGACAAGCTGGGTTTCGATCAGATACCCGCCTGTTGCGTTGGTTGTGTTCCAATCTCTTTTCATGCGTCCGTTTTCAACTAACGCGGTTCCATCAAGGGGCTTAGACATGATGATGTCTTCAGGAATCGTCAAACCTTTTCCGGTTCGTGTCGATTGCTTCTGATAGCTGGAAACAACATCACGTTCATATGCTGCACCCTCCTGGGCGGAACGGTCGTGCGGGTTTGCTTCGGCCCAGAGGATTTTTGCAACCGAAAAGCGCTTCACTTCTGAATCGGTCAAGCCCATGGTTGTATCTTCCAATGCCTGTACGCGCATTCCTTCCTTTTCCCTATAATCAAGGGCGATCCCTCGAAAATCGGCAACGCTGGAAACATCCTCATAAATCGCTTTATGTACGATGTCATGCGGAATATTATTCCTTCCGGCAATTTCCCAAATTTCCTTGGATCGATTCCGGTCGGCTTTTGCCGCTTCTTTTTGAAGCCGTGCCTTAAGCTCCGGATCATCCACGATGCTTTTTTGCATCGTCTCTTCAATTGTGTTTTCCATCGGTTCAATCCTATGATGTGATGGTTTTAAATCTGTATTACGTCCTATCCCTACCTCAAAATCAGAAGGAATGGAAACGCTTGAAATCTCTAATAACGTCCAATCATCAACACGAAAAATCGGCGCTTCCGCGCGGTTTTCAGAATCGACCTGAACAAAAGTATTGACGTTGTAACCAATCGAAATATTCGTTCGAATGCGGTCCACAACATCCTGAAACGCCTCTTTCGCTAACGCGGAATTTCCAAACCGCGCCGTTGCTCTCAACTTCCGCTGAGATTCGTCTAGGCGTACACTATCGATAACTCCAATCAGTTTTTCCGGGTCATGATCCAGCAACAATGGTCCGGCCCCGTTTTCAAATCTGGACAAATCAACGGATCCCGGGGAATGGTCAAGGACCTCCCGCCCCTGGACCCCGTTCCAGTTTCTTGAAACCGGGGCTTCGCTGGATACGCTCATTTCAACCGTTCGCGCGGTTGCATCATTTGAATCAATTTTAAAATCTCGGTATTCGATTTTCTTTTCTTCCATTAGTCAATCTCCGGTTCAACGGATTGATGAGGCGAGCCGAACGGCTCAAAGGCCAATTTAACGCCGTATTGCTGCGCCAATGATTTTGCGGTCTGGTGTTGTGCCATCAGGCTTTCCAGGTCGGTTCCACGGTCGGCGGCGACGTCCTGGAGGGAAACAAACCCGTTTTGAAGTGCAATTTTTTTCGCGTTTGCATCCTTCAACGGGTCGACCCCCTCGAAGCCCCTTGGGAAAAAGTGCGCTCCCTCGCTCCATTTAAAAAACTTCTCTACCGGAAGTTTTAAAATGGCTCCGGTGTCGCTTCCTGGAGTTGTTAAAACCGAAGAAAGCCAGCGCTGATAAATCGGATCAACAAATTGATCGATAAACCATTGCTGGAGCGTCCGGTAATATTCGCGGCTTTGAAGTGCTTCTTGTCTTAGGCTGGAATAACTCGCGCCCGTCATATTTGAGGAGAGGTCAGAATAGGGAACCCCCAAACCCGATGCAATATGCTGGATCACGGTTTCCAGCATCGGCGCAAACTGTGACGTTGGATGCGAAAATTCCAGCGGGTTCATTTCCCAACCGCTCGGCAATTGTTCAATTGCTCCAGGTTCCATGTTTGAAATCGGCGTGTAGCTATCCACCGTTCCATCCATGACCACATCATCACCGCTATTGTTTGTAATCGTGGCAACCTTCGCGGCAGCTAATGACGAGGCAACGACCTCGTTTTCAAGATACGTTTGTAAGAGTTTGATCGTCGGCATTGCCGGAGCCATCCAGGGAATCCCGCGGCTCTGTTCCATGCGTTCTGAATAATAGACATGAATAATGCGCTCGGCGGGAATTCGTTCATAGGTTCCGCCCATGACTTGTGACGATATCTCATAAGATTCGTAAACAGGGTTTTCCGTCATGTTTAAATAGTACGCCAACGGGCGGCGGGTGCGCTTTTCCTGCTCGATTCCCATTCTGATGATGTTGCCGTTCCGCAAAACCTCATTTTTTTCAATTTGCAACCGATCTGCGGTTAACAGTTCCAATTGGAACCCGTGCGGATTCCTCCGCCCTTCATGCAGGAATACCAGGGCTTCCCCATCGCGAACCACTGCATCCAAAACCTGGCGTTGAATATCCAAGAAAGTATATTGGCCGGATGCATCGCATCCTGAATAATCCGGCCCTCCGCGCCTTCCCCAGTTCGACCACAAACGCTCAATGAGATTATTTGCGGCAAGATCCAAGGTTTTGTCTTCGTTCCGCGCTTTCATCTGCAGCCGGATTCCGTAACGCCCTAAAACCTGAGTGTTTAAAAGGGATAAGTATTTTTTTGCGAGAGGTTCGTTCTGGATCAGTTCGCGGGATCGTTTTCGAATTGTTTTCAGACGGTCTTTGATTTCACCATCGGCGCTTCGATCCGTTCCGGTCTGCCAGTTATAAAGGCGCGAGGTTTCCCCTGCGACATAACTGCGATTGAAAACCGCCGGATTAACCCGGCGTGTTTTCTTCTCTTTCTTCCAGGGCCATTTCATTTTCATCGTCTAAAATCCGGTAAAATGTTTGCACCTGTGCCAAAACCTAATCGAATCCGTTCCCGTCTTGTTTCCATGACGACCTGGCGCTTGTAAAAATCACGCATCGTTATCAGTTCATCCGGTCCTAATTTGGAGAGGGAACGCCCTGCAATCGAATAGCTGGCAACGTCGCCCTGGACGCGGTTATACAAAATATCCTCAATGAGATTCAGATTCTTCTGGGCGTCGCTTCGCGGATCGGCCGTAGATACGGCCCAATCTGCCTTGATTTCAAAAGTGCCATACTCGATTTGATGGCGTTTGTCGGAATCGGAGGATTTTGTTGCAAATAAACTCCAGTGATAATCTCCGACCGTCCAGGATGCAGTTGTGGAACCTTCAACTGTTATGTGATACTCGGAGCCGGATTCGGTTGCCGTGGTTGATATTTGCTGTGCACTGGTCGTCGAAGTCGATGAGCCGAAAAGCGATGCATTGAACGTCACCGCATAGCTTGCAATTGGAAATGCACTGGTCAAATCTCCACGCTTGAATGCGAAATAATCCCCGGCAATGAAAGGGTTAGGCGGCGTGGTTGGCCATTCGGTAGAATCAAAAATGTTGCTCATTTAAACCTTTTCGCCCATGAGGGTTTTGGTTTCATGTAACGTGGAAGCGGGGTTGTTTTTTCAGGTTTCCGTACTTCTTCCAAACGTTGCTGGATTTTTTCGGTGTTCACATTCAGCATCGCAAATGCGGCTAGATTCAAAACCGCCAGATCAAGTGCTTCGTTCCGTGGACGCATCTTGATATATTCAATGCGTGGAATTCCTTTGCTGAATCGTTTCACGGCCTTTTCTGCGGTCAGTTGATAGCACCATTCCTGGTCAAAAAAGTCTGGAATATGCCAATATCCGGGGCCGAAATCGACGTTTCGAAGTCGTGCAAAAAGGGTTTCTTTAAGTGTATTGACTCCGATGGGCATGACCGGGACTCGTGCGGAGTTCGACTTTGAGGCGCGTCCGACCGCAGGGCGTCCGGCCCCTCCGACCCCCTTTGATGCATGGACCCGATGGCCGCCCATCCGCTTGATGAATTGGTAGACTCGCTGGGTTTCATATCCGCTATCCACCAGCGTCTGACTGATCCCGATACTTTTTGAATTAACCAGACGCCACTCAAGGCGAAGATAATCAGCAAGGTCATTCCAAACAGCATCATTAGCAGGATCGCCATAATAAATCTTATGATCCAGGAACCACATTTCTGATAAATGACCATGCCCGCAGACCAAACATTCGATCCGGTCTTTTTGAACATCAACCGCGCTTGTGAGTACAAGAACTCCATCCGGGACCGGATGCGTATAATGTTCGCGTCTTTCGATAATTTCACTGCTCTTGATTTCCTCCGAATCTTCGGCCCAGGATTCACCCAGGGCTGTGTTGATGAAAACGCGAAGCGATTCAGTCCCGTGCGCTTTTGCTTCCAGAAATTCCCTGACCAACCCCTCAAGACTGGTCCAGGGACTGGATAACGCATTCAATGAAAAGCCTGCGGTTCCGTTAAACTCTGCATTTGAATGCCAACGCCCTTTTTTGATCGCCTGTTTTCGTTCAATATCAGTCCATTCATGCCCGCATTTTTCGCATTCAATGCAGGCGGTTTCGGGTTTTTTGTCTTCCCATTTAACGTGCCGCCACTTCAACGCCTGGAAATGTCCGCATCTGCATGGCAATTCCCAGACTCTTTGATCGGATTGTTCAAAGGCCGCTTCGATCCGGCTTTCATTCTTAACCGTCGGCGTGGAGAAAAGTGCAATCTTCCGATTGAAATAATTCTGCGTTCTTCGACTTGCGAGTGCGACAACGTCTCCCTCTGCGCCAGCCGAAGGCGGAAAGCGGTCAACTTCATCCATCAACATGATCCGTATCGGCCTTGATGCAAGTGACGCGGGACTGTTCGAGCCGCTGATCGTAATTCTTGCGCCGTTATAAAATATTTTTTGTAGGATCGAG